TGAAATGGATGAAAGAAATGGCTGGACTCGTTATAATCCAGACACGCCTTCTGAAACTGAAGAAGCGGCTCCTGTGAACGTGCTGGAAGTTAAACGCCGTAGAAAAACCACTGCTGAGGTTTAAAAATGACAACGTACACCGCTGGCCAACAAATCGAACGAGCGCTTAGACTTCTCGGTGTGCTTGCTGAAGGTGAAACGCCCTCTGCGGCTACGTCACAAGACGCCTTGATGGCGCTTAACCAAATGATTGACAGTTGGCAGACCGAGCGTCTGTCGGTGTTCTCTACGCAAGACCAAATCTTCACATGGCCAGCAGGCTTCATTAGCCGCACCCTTGGCCCATCTGGTGACTTTATAGGTCTTCGTCCTATTTTGCTTGACGACTCTACATATTTTAGAGCGCCCACCAATGTCTCGTATGGCATTAAGTTTATTAATCAACAGCAGTACAACGGTATTGCTGTTAAGACCGTAACGTCCACTTATCCACAAGTGATGTGGGTTAACATGACGTTTCCTGATATTGAGATGTACGTTTACCCACGTCCTACGCAGGACTTGGAGTTTCACTTTGTGTCGGTTGAAGAACTGAACAACCCCGCCAACTTGTCTACGATTCTGTATTACCCACCAGGCTATCTGCGTGCATTTACATACAACTTGGCTATGGAGTTTGCCCCTGAGTTTGGCGTTGAGCCAAGCCCACAAGTGCAACGGATTGCGATGACTTCTAAGCGTGACTTGAAGCGCATTAACAACCCTGATGATGTGATGGCGCTGCCTTACGCATTGGTGGCCAACCGCCAGCGTTTCAACATCTATGCCGGTAACTACTAATGAAGACGCCGATTCTTGGCTCTACTTATGTAGCGCGATCTGTCAACGCGGCAGACGCTCGGATGGTCAATCTTTTTCCCGAGATTGTCCCCGAGGCCGGTAAAGAGCCTGCGTTTCTAAACCGCGCCCCTGGCCTCAAACTGCTCAACACCATTGGCAACGGCCCGATCCGTGGCCTATGGGCCTTCTCGTCCAGCGACAACACGTCTTTTGTGGTGTCGGGCACACAGCTTTACAAAATCAACACTGCCTATGTGGCCACGCTAATTGGCACAGTAGCTGGTACTGGCCCCGTCAGCATGGCTGACAACGGCACGCAACTGTTCATCGCAGCCAATGGCCCTAGTTACATCTACAACAACACGACAAACGCTTTTGGCCCAATTACTGACCCAGACTTTCCAGGCGCAGTAACTGTTTGCTATTTGGACGGCTACTTTGTGTTTAACCAGCCTAACAGCCAGTTGATGTGGGTAACACAATTGCTAGACGGTACATCCATTGACCCGCTAGAATTTGTAAGCACCGAAGGCTCGCCTGACGGCCTAATTGCCGTTGTGTCCAACTTCCGCGAGGTGTGGGCGTTTGGCACAAACTCAATTGAGGTCTGGTACGACTCCGGCGCAACAGACTTCCCCCTCCAGCGCATCCAAGGCGCGTTTAATGAGTTGGGCTGTGCTGCCCCTTACTCGGTTGCCAAGATGGACAACGGCCTATTCTGGCTTGGCCGCGACCGCCGTGGTCAGGGTATCGTCTACCGCGCCAACGGATACACCGGCCAGCGCATTTCAACCCACGCTGTTGAATGGCAGATTCAGCAGTACGCTGACATGTCAGACGCTATTGCGTACACTTACCAGCAAGACGGTCACAGCTTTTATGTACTGGTTTTCCCTAGTGCCAATACAACTTGGGTTTATGACGCAGCGACACAAGCATGGCATGAGCGTGCGGGCTTTGACAATGGTGAATTTACCCGTCACCGTAGTAATTGCCAGATGGCGTTTAACAACAAGATTGTCGTTGGTGACTTTGAAAACGGCAACATTTATGCGTTTGACCTAGACGACTATTCGGACAACGGTAGCATCCAGAAGTGGTTGCGCTCATGGCGTGCATTGCCAACTGGCCAGAACAACCTAAAACGCACAACCCAACACATGATGCAATTAGACTGCGAGTCTGGTGTTGGTTTGAATGGTTATGTTGTTTCTGAAGTAATTTATCTTCAAACAGAAGACGACAACGATTTAATTACAGAGTCCAATAATTATTTAATTGCAGAGCAAGCGACCGTTGCAACCCAAGGTGCGGATCCTCAAGTCATGCTTCGCTTTTCAGACGATGGCGGCCACACTTGGTCAAACGAGCATTGGGCGTCCATGGGAAAAATTGGCCAGTATTACAGACGCGTAATCTGGCGCCGCTTGGGCATGACCACCAAGTTGCGCGACCGAGTGTATGAGGTGTCTGCCACTGATCCTGTGAAGATTGCAATCATGGGCGCAGAACTTATTCTGAGTCCAACAAATGCCTAGCCCTAACGCTACACCAACGCCAGTCACGCCACCGCGAGTGCCGCTGATTGACCCTCGCACGGGCTTAATTGACCGAGCTTGGTATTTGTTTTTTGTGTCTTTAATGAATGCAGCGACCGCTGTTTATAACGATGCAGGTCTTGGCCCAAGTTCAGAATCCTTAGTTGCATCTTACGACGCGGCTTTGCAAGCGTTGGCGCAAAATGTTGATACCCAGCCCCCGCCAGTTGATCTTAGCGCTGAGTTAATTAAACAGATTGAAGCGGCTAATTTGGTAGATTGCTGTTCTGCTTTAATATCTCAGGTCGCTGAGATGCAAAAGCAATTAGAGGCGCTTAGTCTACTGCCGCCGCCCGCGCAAGGTACAGTGACCGCTGTGACGGCCACATCGCCTGTGGTGTCGTCTGGCGGCATTGCACCTGACATTAGCCTTGCGGCTGGTTATGGCGATACGCAAAACCCGTATGCCGCCAAGACTGCTAACTATGTGTTGGCTTCGCCCAATGGCTCATCGGGCGTGCCTACATTCAGGGCTTTGGTGGCCGCTGATATTCCTGCACTGCCCTATGGTACAGGTACAGTCACCAGTGTGTCTGTTGTGTCTTCCAATGGCTTTGCAGGCACGGTGGCAAACCCTACCACCACGCCAGCAATAACGCTGACCACGAGCATTTCTGGCGTTTTGTATGGCAATGGCACTGCAATTGCCGCAGCCACCATCAGCGCACCTTTGGCTTACTCGGCTGGCACACTAAGCATCACGCAATCTAGTGGTTCTACTGATGGTTATTTATCCAGTACTGACTGGAACACGTTTAACAACAAGCAGCCCGCAGGCACTTACGTCACCGCTGTCTCTGTCGTATCAGCCAATGGCCTTGCCGGTACATCAAGTGGTGGGGCAACGCCTGCGCTGACGCTATCAACCACAATTACTGGCTTGCTCAAAGGCAACGGAACAGCAATTTCTGCCGCCACATCGGGCACAGACTACGCGCCTGCTACTAGCGGTACATCTATTTTGTACGGCAACGGTGCTGGCGGCTTTAGCAACGTCACCGTTGGCACTGGTCTGTCTTTTACTGCCGGTACTTTGGCTTCAACAGTTGCCGCACCGTCTGCGCCAGTCACCAAAACAGCTGACTTTACAGTTGCGGCTACTGACGTTTGGCTGATCAACAATAAGTCAGGTTCGACTTGCACGGTAACCCTGCCAACGCCATCCACCAATTCTGGGCGCGTTTTGTACTTCCAAAACTACCAAGTACGGGCATTAGTGTCGGCGTCTAGCAACGTAGTGCCCTTGGCTGGGGGCGCGGCTACCACATCAATTCTCTTGGCAAGTTCGGGAGATTCTGCGACACTTGTGTCTGATGGCACAAATTGGTTGATGACACAATACATCCCGAATAATATCCTTCTCTTGGAGTAAACCATGACAGTCACCGTCAAAGTCCTCGTACCGGCTAAATTTGCCGAAAACGCCCAAACAACCCAGTACACAGCGACTGGCGTTACGGCCATCATTGACAAGTTCACAGCGACCAATATCAGCGCGTCTGCCGCCACGGTCAGCGTGAACTTGGTGACGACTGCTGGCTCTGCTGGCAACACCAACTTGATCACCAAGACCAAAACCTTGCAAGCGTCTGAGGTCTACACGTTCCCTGAACTGGTTGGCCAAGTCCTTGGCGTGGGCGACTTTATCAGTACAATTGCAGGCACAGCCAGCGCTATTAACATTCGCGTTTCTGGACGTGAGGTGACCTGATGATTGACCACCACTTTAGTGCGGGGGTATATGCCAAGGAAACGCGTATTTCTGCGGGGCATATTCTTGTGCAGCACAAGCACAAGTTTGATCATTTGTCGATCCTTGCCAGTGGTTCAATTGAATTGATGGTGGACGATGAGCGCAAAATTATTCATGCGCCAGCGTGTATAACCATTGAAGCAAATAAACATCATGGCGTAAAATCGCTTACAGATGTTGTGTGGTATTGCATTCATGCCACCGATTGCACCGATACAGACGAAATAGATGAAGTGTTAATAGTGGCTGGCGATAACGCGCAAGCCCGTGAATTGGCCCAGTGCCTTCAGGAGTAAATTATGCCATGGTCGTTTATTGTCCCCGCTGCAGTTAGCCTTTTTAGCGCTAATAAACAATCAAAAGCTGCTCAAAGCGCGGCTGCCGCTACCGCCGCCGCTACCGATGAGGCCACGCAACTTCAGCGTGAGATGTACCAACAAACTCGTGAAGACCAAGCGCCCTATCGTCAGGCTGGCTACAACGCATTAGCCGAGATGCAACGCACGGCTGGCAATGTACCTGGCGCGTTTAAGTTTGGTGCAGGCGATTATCAAGCAGACCCAGGCTACGCTTTCCGTTTGTCCGAAGGCCAAAAAGCGCTTGATCGTCAAGCAGCAGCCCGTGGTGGCTTGATCTCTGGTGGTGCTTTAAAAGCCGCACAACGCTATGGTCAAGAGATGGGATCGCAAGAATTTGGTAACGCTTTCAATCGGGCGCTAACTTCATACAACACTGGCGTGGCCAGCGAAAACCAGTTGTACAACCGTCAAGCGGCATTGTCTGGTATTGGTCAAACTGCTACTAATTTAGTTGGTCAAGCCGGTCAAAATTACGGGACGTCTGTTGGTAATGCTTTGATTAACCAAGGCGCTAATGTGGGCAACGCTCGTATGGCAGGCGCTAACGCTTACGGGTCTGCTTTATCCGCTATTGGCTCCGCTTACGGTAGAAACCCAGTCAGTTTTAGTAGCTTGTATGGCGGTCGTGGCGGATATTCAGGCGTGGGTCAAGTCAATCCCATATCTGGCGAATACATGGGTTCGACTGAATTCTAAAGGACGATCATGGCGTTAAATTTTGGTCTTTTAAATACTAATCTGCCTGGCGAAATTGCTGGCAGCGTGCAACGTGGTCAAGACGAGGCGCTGCGTAATCAAATGGCGCAACAACAGTTGAAGACTGGCGCGTTGCAGCAAGAATCTGCACAGATGCAACTTGAGCAAGCCAAACGCGAGCGTGATTCTTTGGCTAAATTGCAAGCCACTTTTGTTGCCAACGGCAAGTCGCCCGACATGCGTGCCAATTTTCAAGAGATGATGCAATCTGGCATTCCTCAGTTTATGGACATTGGCCTCAAAGGTATGCAAGCCCTTGAACGCCAGGCTAATGTATCTAGGATTCTTGGTGGTATGCCTACTGGAGCGCCAGCACCCGCTGAAGTGCCAGCCGCCGCGCCTGTCCAATCTATGATGCGCCAGCCTGCGCCTATGCCTGCTCAGAACGCTCTGGGTACTGGTATGTATGGTATGGAGCCTGCCGCGCCAGTTAATGCTTTAGCCGCTAGACCAGCTGGCGCATACACACCAGTTATGCCTCGCAATGCGTTGGCCCCCGCCGGTGCAGGTGCGCCAGTAATGAGCGACATTGAAAACACTTATCGCAAGATTGACCAACTTCACGCAATTGGCGAGCATGAGCTTGCTAAATCACTTGAACAACGTGTCAAGGATAAGTTACCACCTACTGCCGTACAAGAGTTTGAGTACGCTAAGAAAAATGGTTTTGCGGGAACTTTTGAACAATTTAAAACACTTCAAGCACCTCGCACTACAGTTAACGTGCCTGTTAATGTTAGTACTGAGAAAAAGTATGGTGAGCGATTTGGTGGTTTGATTGCTGATGCTGATGCGGCTAAATTGAGCGCTGCTGAAAGCGCACCAGCGGCAGCGGCAAACGCTGATCGTATTATTGATTTGATTTCAACTGGTCAAATTATTACAGGCACAGGCGCAAATGTACGTTTGCAAATGGCCAAAGCGCTTAACCTTGCTGGTGGAAATGATTCGGAAAAGATTCGCAATACCGAAGTGCTTATTTCGTCATTGGCCGAAACAACACTGGGTGCAATCAAGTCGTCAAACCTTGGCGCGGGTCAAGGCTTTACCAACGCCGATCGAGATTTCTTGGAAAAAGCCAAAGCCGGTCAACTTACCTATGACGCAAAATCATTAACTGAGCTGGCCCGACTGTCGCGTCTTGCTGCTGAAAAGAGTGCTGAAAGCTGGAATACACGGGTTAAGAAAATACCTGCTTCTGCGCTTGAAGGTACTGGTATCTCTACAGAACCAGTAATTGTGCCACCTCGTAAAGTGTCATCTGTAATGAAAATTCCCGCTGGTGCAATTGAAATGCTTAAAAGCGGTGCGGGAACCCGTGAACAGTTTGATGCACAATTTGGCCCAGGATCAGCAGATCGGGTTTTACCCAAAGGAAAATAAATGGCTGAAAATCCTTTTGCCAAATTTGCAGCACAGCCCGCACAATCGGATAATCCGTTTGCTCAATTTGCAGCCACTCCAGCAAGTAGCGAAATCCCCGCTGCTCGCCGTAGTTATTCATTAGGTCAAGTACCCCTCGAAGCTGGTAAAAACTTACCGGCCAGCGCTGGTCAGTTTGTCAGCGGCGTGGTGCAGGCTGTCACAAGCCCCGTGCAAACTTTGACAGGCCTACTTGACTTAGGCGCAGGTGCTCTTCGGAACTCATTGCCTAAAAGCGTGTCAGGTTTTATCGACAAGTTTGACGCAGATCCTACCGCTGCCCAGCGTGCAAGCGAGGTGGCGTCTGCTGTCGGGGGCATGTACAAAGATCGATACGGCAGTTACGATGCGATCAAGCGCACATTTGCCGAAGACCCCGTGGGTACTGCTGCTGACTTGTCTACATTGTTGACAGGTGGTGGCGCGGCAGCCAGTAAGCTGGGCGCTACTCAAACCGGCGCGGCAGTGTCAAAAGCTGGAGCCATGATCAATCCAATGCGTCCCCTTGCGCCGGTGATTGAAGTGCCTGTAAAACTTGCAGGTAGAGGTGTTAGCGCTGTTTACAACGCTCTTGATCCCAAGTCCACAGCGTACCTGACTGCTGCGGAAGGTCGTGGCCCACAGATCGTTAATGCACTTCGCGGTCAGACTGAAATCGTGCCAGGTAGTATGCCTACTGCTGCGCAAGCCGCTGCCCCCGTGGGAGCCACTCGGTTCTCTGCAATGGGTGAATCGGCAGCCCGTACTACACCAACCCCATTCTTTGAGCGCGAGCAAGCTCAAAAAGCGGCACAGTTGACCGCAGTACAGCAAGTGGGTAAAACGCCTGCTGAGCTTAAAGCCGCTGAATCTATTCGTAGTGCTACAGCCAGAGAGCTGTATGGCATTTCCGATAAAGCCATGGTTCCTGCTGACAAGACGTTTACCGGTTTGCTAGATCGCCCATCGATGGACAAAGTAATTGCGCGTGCAAGCGAGTTGGCCGCTGAAAAAGGCATTCCTTTCCAGATTGGTCAGAACCGTCCTCCTCAAACAATTGCATCGGCTATTCTGGACGCCGAAGGTAAACCTATGGGCGTAACCACTATCCCCGGAGAAGTGGCTAAGTACCCTGGTAGCAGTCTTCACATGATGAAGATGGCGTTTGATGACTTGATCAAAAACCCCGAGCGGTTTGGCATCGGTGCAAACGAAGTGGGCGCAATCAATTCAACCCGTGGTAAGTTTTTAAACTGGGTTGAAGACAAAGCCCCTGATTACAAAACAGCACGGGAAACCTTTGCCGCTCAAAGCAAGCCAATTAACCAAATGCAAGTGGGTCAATTCCTTGAGGGCAAGTTGACTCCTGCCTTGGGTGAAGAGACAGCTCGTTTGCGTGCTGCTGGTTACGCTGGCGCTCTTGACCAGGCTCCCAACACAATCAAGCGTGCCACCGGTCAATCTCGATTTGACGAGTTGAGTCAAGTTATGACTCCAGATCAGATCAAAGTGCTTGAGTCTGTGCGCGATGATTTGGCTCGTGCCAAGCTGGCCGAGTCCCAAGCATCTGCCGCCCGTGGCGCTGGCCCTAATGTGAATTTGATGGGCACTGAGACACTGGGTAACGTGCGTGCTCCTAACTTCATCAACAATGTGACCACCGTAGCCAACGACATCCTGCGCCGGTTGCAGGGTAAGCTGGATCAGAAGCTGGCCATCGAGTTGGCTGCCGAGATGCTTGATCCTGCGGCTGCCGCTGCGGCGCTTGAGAAAGCGCTGGCGCGTCAAGCCAAGGGTGAGAAAATGGCAGATCCTTTCAAGAAGACTGGTAAAGCTGCATCTCAGGTTCTTCGTACTCCTGCGGTAGTCAACATGTTGGCCCCACAATCTGAAAACCAAAACGCATTGGCACAGTAATGGACACCCAAGTTTTATTCAACATCGCGGTAAGTTTGGCGGGGTTCTTAGGTGGCTGGGTGTTGAACAACATCTACCGATCACTGGAGCGTCTTGACACAGACGTGCGAGCCATGCCCCTTAACTACGTCACCCGCGATGACTACCGCGCTGACATGCGTGATGTAAAAGACATGCTCGGCAAAATCTTTGACAAACTAGATAGCAAGGTTGACAAATGAATGCGAATATTGGTTTTTCTACTGCTGTTGCTGCTATCAAGGGCTACGGCCAAAGAGTCATGTCTCGTCTCCGACTTCTATGGTCTAAGCTGGCTCGGAAACCCGAGTGAGCGCCACCAGCGGCTGTCTGAGTGGCTGACCACAAACGGCAACGCTTGTAGTTCGGAACAACTGGTAGGTATTTGGAATAATTTAGCGCTGTGGGCTGGCGCTGCGGATAGCGCGGAACTACGCTCAAAAGTGCTGTATTACTATGCGAGGGCTGTGGAGAGGGAAAAGAAATGATCACTCTAAATAAATGGTATCCGTTAGTTCAACCTACTCACACTGCTAGAGAATTGGCTTTTGACAAGGCAGTGGAGAAAGTTCAGGAAGAATACAGATATGCAATGGAATGTCTTAAACAAGTTAGAAAAACTGAAGATTTGGAAGTGGAACTCTACAACAAGCGCGGCAGACAAAACACCATCGAACTTGGATCTTTTGAAGACCGCAGACGATTCCAAATCTTTGTATGAGGGCAACATGGAAAACACCAAAGACAAATTGACGTTTTATGTAACCTTTATGGTCAGTATCACGCTTTGCGTTTCGGTATTGGCTATGGTTGTTTCGTTCATGCTTGGCCTGTGGGCCAAAGAAGTTGACAACGCCGAAATCTTCAAGATGATCAGCCCCGCCTTTTCAACTTTGATCGGTGGCATGATTGGTTTTCTGTCAGGTATCAAACTCAATCAATCTGAGGACAAGAAATGATCGGACTAGACGCACTTCTAAACGTGGGCGGCAAGCTTATTGACAAGTTAATTCCTGACCCAGAGGCCAAAGCCAAAGCACAACTCGAGTTACAGAAGATGGCGCAGGACGGTGAGTTGGTTAAGATGGCCAACGAAACCAAACTGTACGAAACTGAGCAAAACAACCTTACACAGCGTATGCAAGCCGACATGGGGTCTGACTCTTGGTTGTCCAAGAATATTCGCCCCATGACGCTCATATTCCTTTTGGCGGCATATTCTGGTTTTGCCATCGCATCGATTTTTGAATACGAGACCCGTGGCGCTTATGTCGAGCTGCTTGGGCAGTGGGGCATGTTAGTCATGTCGTTTTACTTCGGTGGCCGTACTATGGAAAAAATTGCTGACAGGATTAAAAAATGAACCTTACAGAACACTTCACACTTGACGAGCTGACTCATACTGATCATCGCGAAATCGACAACACACCAAATCAAGCCGAAATTGAGAATTTACAACGATTGGCAAATTTTCTTGAGGAAGTCAAAACAGTACTAGGTGGCAAGCCTGTGATGATTTCGTCAGGGTTTAGGTGTAAGGCTTTGAATGATGCGGTGGGTTCAAAAGACTCAAGCCAACATCGTGTTGGTTGCGCTGCTGACTTTCGAGTGCCGGGCATGACCCCCGATGAGGTGGTTCGTGCAATCATTGCTTCAGGCATTGGCTATCAACAAATTATCAGAGAGTTTGATCGGTGGACACACATTAGCATCCCCAATCAAACAAATGAAACCCCCCGTAAACAAGCCTTGATCATTGACAAGGCGGGGACACGGGTGTTTGCTTAACTTCGTAGTACTTGGCAGGCATCGGGGCTTTCTTTTCAAGAAGTGCCCTTAGCCACTCTGCACCGCCAAGTTGTTGCAAAATCATCCACTGCTTGTCAGTCAATCGAATTTGACGGCCTTTAAGTGGCTCTGGTGGCTTAGGACGAGGCATCACTTCTCCTCTGTTGAACTGTGTAAGTATGCTGTCAGGCGTTTAATCTGCGCCTCACGGTACTTGCACATTGACTCTGCGTATTCTTTGGCTGTCTGGGCTTCTAGCAGCTTACGTCTGCACTCCTCAAGCTCTTTAAGCGCCAGCATCTCAGCCGTTGGCACATCGAATACAGATTTGAAATAGCTTACGGTTTGATGGAACATTACAATTACTCCTTGGTTATGGTGTTACACAGTGTATCACAGTTTAATGGCCTTTGGACTGACGGTACTCTTTAATTGCATTTCTAAGCCCTGCCTGCGTGGTAGCCTTGTCGTCTAGTGCCAAGGCTTGCGCCTGATCTAGTGTGTCTTGGCACATGATGCGGTGGCAGATAACAGGTGCACCTTGGCCTTGACGGCGAACACGGGCGTTGAACTGTTCGTACAGATCCAGTGACCAGTTAAGCCCGTACCACACAAGGATGTGGCCGTTCTTCTGGAGGCCGTCAATACCGTGACCCATCGATGCTGGGTGGCCAATCATCAGGGCACAGTCACCCGTCTTCCAGCGGTGCATGGCATTGTTAAGCGATGCCTCAGACTTACACTCGGTCAGGTTGATCGGGTCAAGGTGCTTGAACTTCTCCATGATCCGTGCAGCGTCCGAGCGGTAAGCGTAGGAGCACAGGATCGGTGAGCCTTGGGCTTCGTCAATGATCTCCTCAAGCGCGTCGAGTTTGAGGTCATGCACCGGCTCCCACAGGGGCATCCCGGCAATCGGATACATGGCCCCGTTGGAGAACTGGAGGCACTTGTTGGTTAGCGATGCTTGGTTAAACGCCTCGATCTCTTTGCCGCTGTCCAGCACCAAGAAGAATTCTTTTTCCATCTTGTCGTACTTGGCCCGCAGGTCATCGGGCATTTCGATCTCGATGTCGTTGACCATCAGGTCGGGCAGCGGGTTGTAGTCTTCAGCGCTCATCTCAAGCGTAATGTCGCCAATGAGCTTTTTGATTGTGTCTTCGGTGTCTTCGTAGGCGACTTCTTTGTACGGCCCAACCTTGCGGTAGAACCTGGTGCGGAAGGCCGTCTTGGACGTGCCAAGGCGCTCACCCTTGTCCACCACAAGAAACTGACCATGCAGGTCTTTGTAGCCGTTGGAGGCCGGTGTGCCGGTAAGGCCCGTTGACCAGTCGAATTTGTCAGCAATCTTGCGAAACGCTTTGACCCGGTTGGTCGAGCTGTTCTTCATCTTGCTGATCTCGTCCCAGATAATCCCGTTGAACGGCAGCGGCTTGTCCTTCTTGACAAAGTAAGTCTGGATCGTTTCCGACAGCCATCCCAGGTTCTCGTAGTTAATCAGGTACACGTCAGCTGGGCGCAGCAGAGCGCGGGTGCGCTGATCCTTTGTGCCCGTGACCATGCTGAACCGCAGGTGCTTGGTGTGCTCCCATTTCACAGCCTCTTGCCGCCAAACCAGCCGGATAACCCGGATCGGGGCCACGATGATCACGCCCCGCAGGAACTGGGTGCGGATCAGGTGGGCCATGCTGGTCAGCGTGATCACGGTCTTGCCCAATCCCATGTCCAGCCACAACATCGAGTTGGGGCGGGTGCACTGGAAGTTGACAGCCTTTTGCTGGTAGCCGTGCAGTAATTCTGGCGTCAGCATCCCATCACCATTACATCAATCATTGTCTTACCCTCGATTACGTTATCAATTACAAATACATTTACTTTTTGGGTTCGGAGTTTGGCGTGTTCCCGCTCCTGAGCAGGAGTTGGCTTCTGACCTCCTCGTTTGAATTCACAAAACCACACACGGCCATCTGGTGCGATGAACATACGGTCAGGCACAGCAGCCCGTGCGGGGCTGGTGAATTTGTACGCAAGCACACTTTTGGCACGGGCGTATTCACAGACTCGGGCTTCAATGTCTTTCTCTAGCATTTTCAATCACCAATGTTCGATATGCGTCAAGTGCAACGCGCAGATCTTCTTTTAGGGTTTCAATCTCTTTTTGTTGCTCGTGCAACTTCTCGTTTGCTTCTTCTGCAAAACGTGCCAGGTTGTTGTATTCCCACAATTGAAAACTTGTCATGCTAATCCGAGGCAGAGTTTTTCCACCTCTTGAATGTAATAGTCAAAATCCACTGGCAACTTGCCAGCATCCTTGATGTCATTGCAAGGCTGGACACCCCAGCCAGCTTCAACGCCAATCTTTCGCCACTGGCCAGGATTCTTGGCAAGCGGAGGCATCCACTTGAACAGTCGTCCACCGCCCTCAGCGATGTAATAGCGTGTGATGTTTTGCAGTTGTGAGGTCACGCCGTCACGCTCAATGGCTAGATGGCTAGACCGTGGCACTTTGGTGCGAAGCATGAAGTCCATGATGTCTGGCCAGTTTTGCAGCGTCTCGCGGATCGGTGCACCCTCGATCAAAACCTTTTCAGCCACCTTGGGGATCACCAGGCCGCCGGCGTTTTGATGCCATAAAGCACTCCACTCATACGCACCCTTGCGCTTGACGTTCCCATCCTCGTACTGAGCGATGTAGTTGTTTACGTCACGGATCATCATGGTCTTGTAGATGGCTTCTTCAAGGTTCAAGCCGGTGCGGAGCTGCCAAGCTGCACGGGCCAGATCCACCAGCCACTTGTTCTGCCTGGGCACACGCACTGTCAGACCGTCCGTGTTTACCTGGATCAAGCGAAGTCCTTCGATGTGCATCAGTCCTTCAGCCAGCAGGCACAGCAGAAGCTGGCCGTTGAGCGTAATGGACATAGTGAACAGTGGGTCATAAAAGACGCTGAAGCGGCTGTTGCTGTCGCCATACACACCGTTCAGCGCCAACTTCAGCATCGCTGACTCGGCTGACTTCTTGGGGTACGTTTTGCGCTGCTCAAACAGGTGCTTGTAAATGCTTACGAATTCCTTGCCAAGATGGGCAGGATGAAATCCGTTAGTGATAGCAAGATTTGGATAATAGGAGGTAACGTCCAGATCAACAATGACGTGATCAGCATCCGATTCGACCACTTCCGACTCAATGGATCCATGAATGCCGCCAAGGCCAAACACAAAATCGAAGCCATGAACGCGAGCGATGAGATCATTGAACACCCCCTTCGTTTCCGTGATTGTCTGCTCTTTTAGCCAGTTAAGCACACGGTTGAACTCGGGCGATTCAAACTGGATCCACGGCAGGATGGCGTCTTTGAGCGCAATCGATGGGCGTGGGGTCTGGCGGGGTGTGCGTCCCTTGGAGCTAAAGTCATAGCAGGCGACACCGGCCTCTTCCAGCTTCATGACAAAGTAATCTTTGCCAATCTTGGTGTCGTTGTGATTCATGAAGTCACGGTTGTACTTGGCCGTCAGCTCCTCGCGGAACCGGATCATGTCCAGCGATTTGTGATAGAACGCTTTGGTTTCCCGCACGTCCTTGGCGTTGTACTTCTTGAGGGTCACGATCTGTTCTTTACCCAGCGCCGTGCCCACGGGGAACGGCAGATCCTCGATGGTATCCGAGCGCATATTGAACTCAAGCATCTTGAGGCTGGTAGCCCGTGCCTTGTTGTCAAAATGGTGGATCTTGAACAGATCGATCTGCTCGACAAAACGGTCAGTCGGGTTGACCTGGTGCATCCACTTGCCACCTTCATCGTCATCTTGCGAGTTAATGATGGCCATGGCCTTGTCGTATAGGGTTCGGGCATCTGACTTGCCCATGCGGATCAGCGTATGCAGGACGGGATAGTCGAACCCCAGGTTGTTGTACCCGACCATGCGTGCGTTCGTATCCTTGAGATACTGGAGAAACTCGATGATCTCTTTGGAATCGTTACGTTGGTCGCTGATCTCAAAAGACCAGCATAGCGGCGCATCTGTATGCTCCACCGCCAGCGTGAAGACGTTGGGGTAGGTTTCGATGTCATACACATAATCATTACTCATTACAATTACCAAGTTGGTGGGGGCTTCGATTTGGTTTCGTCTAGGTAGGGGAGAAAGCCAGAAAATCCCTACAGAAACATCCTCGAATGCTGGCTTAACAGCCCCCGATTTTTATTGACCGCCTAGGAACGAAGGTAAGCCTTGAAACGGCGCACCAGGCATCGCAGGCGCACCTTGAGGCGCAGAGCCAAACATTCCAGCCGGAGCAGTCGTAACCGCGCCGAATAAATTAGACGCATCAACGGCTCCTTCACCGAATGCAGTATCGTCACCAGCAAATTGAACAGCGATTAAGTCGCAGCGGATGCCACGGCCATGCTTGTTCTCTTGCAACCAGGGTTTGACGGCGGCGTTGACTCGGCAGCCACCGTACAGTTTGCGTGCCAACTGCTGAAATGCCATTGTGTTGGCAGGATCAACAGGTGAGCCATCGGCTTGGATCATCTGCGGTGCAGAGTCACGGCCAGCAGTGATAAACACGTTGCCAGCGTAGCCGTCATAGGGCTGGAAAGTCTTTTTGTTGACCTTCTCGCTACCCATGCCAAAGCAACGCAGCTTGCGATCTTGCTGGATCATGCCCATGACAGTCTGGGCGTGCTCTTTCCACTTCTCCAATGCCATCGCACCGTAGCGAGCCATGAACTGCTGGAAGCCTGCGTGATCCTGAGGCATCAGGAACTCACAGTTGTAGGAGATGCGCTCCTTACCAGTAGCCTCATTGACCTGTCGCTGGGGTTCAGCAAGATGAGGAAAAGACAAACGAACATTTGATAAAAAGATAACTTCGGACATTACATTTACTCCATTGATTTACGAAAGCCAAGCTGGAAGCTCGGCGGGGGTTTCAACTGCGCTAAACAGCGGCGCAGCATTTGTTATGACAGCCTGGCGGCTATCAGATTCGGGAACGACAGTCAGTTTGCCAGCAATCTTGACGACATATTCCTGCTCCATACGGGCAAGCTGTCTGTCGGTAAGCTGAACCTTTGTGCCGTCTTTCTTGTCCCACGTCAGCTTCTCAGCCTTAGCAGGGGTGACGAGTTTGGTTTCATAGATCGCGCTTTTAGGGATGCCCATCTTCACGAGCTTCTCGGCCATCTCTTCTTCGGGTAATGCCCAAGCACGGGAGCCACGGCCATTAACCAGTTTGAGGCCGGCAATGGTTTGACCAGCTTCCAAGCGGCGCAGGGCTTCCTTCTCCACACCTTCGAGGAGTTGGCGCATCAGGGGAGCGGCTTCCATGATCTGACGGATCTGGGCATCGTCCATCGTGGATGGATCTTTGTCAGCGCTTTGCTGCGCGACATCGAGTGTTTGACTTACTACTGGCTGGAACATGATTCCTACCTCCTTCATTACGTTACTTGCCAGCGCGGAGCATGATCCCTTAGCGCGGCAAAATTTACATTGACTTTCACCCGGTACAAGCGGTGCATCTGGTTTGTCAGTTGCGGCAGCTTGCGTGATGATTGTACCCATGTTAGCCAACAGATCGCTTACAGCCACATCATGAGATGTGATTGGATTCATGCCGCGCAGTGCCAGCTTAGGCTGGATGATTGTCATGCGAACTGTTTTGAAAGGATAGGGGCCGTTAACGGGCAGCTTGTAGCCTGCCAGCACACCGTAAGCGTACTGCTCAAGCTGCAAGTTACCTTCAGCGCTAACGACACCCATACCATCTTTATAGTCGATCAGTTCCAAGATGTCATAACACTGAATCTGAACGTCCACTGTGCCGGACAAATCGTCACGGCCAAGCAAGTGCGCAGGGTCAACACGGGTTTCGCTAATTACCTTAGCGATAAAGAAAGGCGTGCCTTCTTCTTTTACTCGTTTGGCAATGTAGTCAAGTGCAATCTGCACGCGCTTGGCGCGGTCGGCGTCAACCTTAAACTGCCCTTCGTGGTCAAAAAGACTTTGACCAACGTATAAGGCAGCGTCCATGCCACTTTTGATGCAAGTCTCAAGCAACGTGTGGCTGTGTGTCCCGTCAACAGCGGCTTCACCGCTTTCTTGCTCAGGGTACTTGGCCTCCTCTCGAATGCTACCAGGGCACAAGGCCCAGCGGTTGCGCTTCGAGGGGGACAGCTTGGCGTGATCGCTCATTTCAGTGCCTCAACACCAGCAAACAACGCACCATAGTGCTCAGGTTTGACATCGTTGATGTTCTGGTAACCCAAGCTCACCAGTACGTTTTGGATCTGTGATCCCTTAGCTGCGCCCAGTGCCTTATATGCACTCATGACATAGTCGATTAGACCTTTGCCGTCAGAGAACGGTGCACCACCGGCCACAGGTGCAGGAGCTGGCGCAGGGGTTACAAAAGCTGGGGGAGCAGGCATGACGGGAGCCACGGGAGCGGTTACCACTGGTGCAACTTCTACCACAGGTGCAGGAGCTGGCGCAACGGGTGCGGCTGGTGCTACATTGCTCGACTCAAGTTTGGCAGTCAACGCGAGAACAGCGGCAGTCAGCGCTTCAATTTTATTTTCCAATGACATATAACGATTCCTTTTCGATTACGGGGGGTTGAATTACAAGGCGATCAGAATTGAACGCTTGCACTATCTCACGGAGGACATCGGACGGTTTACCGTACCTGTCTGCCTTTCGGTGAAATGCTTTGTGATCATTAGGCGTGAGCCTAACGGTCAAAAACTTGGTGAGGGGTTTGGTTGCCATAAATTATTTCCTGATCAGTTGCACAAAGTGTATCACAGTGTGGTACGATTGTACAACAGTTTGTAAAAATATTTTTAGCAAAGAAAAGCCCCGGTGGTTAGACCGGGGCTAAAAAGGAGAGACAAATTCATGAAACAAGTGACAACTGCATTGTCAGAAACGATTATATGAGCACAGCACCACAAGTACAACAACATCCTGCATCTGTTGATGCGTACATCCGTCACGGCTGGTCACTTGTGCCCATCCCTGCTGGCACAAAGGGGCCACGCACACCCGGTTGGAACCTTAAACCAAATGCTTTGAAGGCACAGGGTGATCTGCCCCAAGGCTTTGGTATTGGCTTGGCCCACGCTTACTCTGGCACGATGGCGCTTGACATTGATGAATGGGACAGCACCACCGTGGCGCTTAAGCAACACGGCATCGATCTCCAGGCGTTGTATGATGCTAACGATGCTGTCATTGTGGACTCGGGCAGGGCTGGCCACGGCAAACTTTTGTTCACGATGCCCTTTGGCCTGACGTTGCCGTCCAAAAAGATCCTGATTAACGGCATCACAGCATACGAGTTGCGCTGCGCTACGGCCAACAATCTTACGGTGCAGGATGTTCTGCCACCATCCATTCACCCCGAAACACAGCAACCCTACCGCTGGGCAGGAAAAGGTCACTGGACACGCTTGCCAGTGTTACCGCAGCCCCTGCTCGATCTGTGGCAAGGTCTGCTGGCGCAGGACAAGGAGCGCACGATTGGCACGGGTGAATCGATTGATGCTTCATGGGAAGACATCCGCACAGCGCTGGAAGCCATAAACCCTGACTGCTCTCGTGAAGAGTGGGTCACAGTGGGCATGGCGCTCAAGTGGGCCGGCGAACAGACAGATCAGCTTCAGACTGCGCTTACGCTTTGGAACGACTGGTCGATGCCGTCTGCCAAATATCCTGGCGAATCACAAATCGCTCACCAGTGGATGAGCTTTCGCAACGACAAAGCGACTGCGGTCAAGTTAGGATCGCTGTTTCACATAGCCAAACAACACGGATGGGTGCGCCCTATGCCTGACATTTCCACAATGTTCGCACAAGTGGAGTCACCCGCTGACCCAAAGTCAGTCATCGTTGACCTACGGCCAAGGCCACCGATGATGGATGTTTCTTTGTGGCCAGCCGTCATTGCTAGACGCGCAAACGAGATCGGCCAGACTGTTGGCTGTGATCCTCTTGTTCCCTTGTTCGCAGGCTTAGCCGCAGTGTGTGGCGTAGTCGATGCACGCACACGGCTTGAGCTGATCAAAGACTTCAAGGTTCCCCCAGTGCTGTGGCTGATGACGATCGGCGCACCGGCAGACAAGAAGACACCAGGCTCGGCCCCCATGCTGGCCCCACTCAAACACCTTGAGATGGAAGACCGGCCACGGTTCAAGAAAGAGCTTCTCGACTGGGAAGGTCAAGAGGCCATGTATGCGTCAAGCAAAAAGGCGTTCCTTGACTTCTCAGCTTCACCCGATGCCCTGCTCGATACCAGCCAAGCGCCATCGGTGCATGAGCTGCCGCCCCAGCCCGTGCCCCTTCGCATCACCGTGGATGACGTGACCAGTCAGAAGCTAGTGCGTTTGGCAGCAGACAGACCCCGTGGGTTGCTCTGTGCTTTAGACGAGATGAACAGCTGGGTGCGTAAGCTAACAGACAAGGCCAGTGGTGAGGATCGCTCGGCATGGGTCAAGGCTTACGAGTCATCAAGCTATGAGATGGATCGCGTAGGCAGTGGATCGATCTATGCTGAAAACCTGGCCGTATCGATCTACGGCAACATCCAACCCCGTGTGTTCCGTGAGAACCTGCACAACCTTTCAGCAGACGGCCTGGTTCAACGCTTTGTGCCTTGCATCCTGAACGGTGACTTGACCAAGAAGCCCATCGAGATCCCCGACTATCTGTTGAACAAAGATCAGTGGGAGCAGACCTTGCGCATCGTGTTTGCCCTGCCTGCCACAACTTACCAGCTTAGTCCTGAGGCCAAGGTTGTGTACCAAGAATTCCAAGACTGGTACGACAGCAAGCGAAATGATGAGCGTCTCTTGCAGTCTGACGATACGTTTATGACGGCCTTCGGTAAGTTGGAAGGCTTAACAGGCCGTTTGATTCTCATGTTCCATTTGATTGAATCGCCCTTTAGCATGGTAGTCAGTGCAGAGCTGACCCAGCGGGTGATTCAGTTGGTTCAGTCTTATGTTGTGCCGGCGTATCGCTATGCACTGGCCGAGCTAAGCGGCTCGTCCAACTTTGATACCTGGCTGCGTGACTACATCATCCAACACGCCGATGAGAGCACGATCACCATGGCTGAGATCAAGCGGTCAGCACGCCGTCAGATCGAGAAGGTCAACGTGTGGCAACAAGACCAAATGATCTACGGCGCGATGTATCCGCTGGAGCAGGGAAGGTGGGTCATGCGAATGGATGACGGCACACGGGAGAACCAGCACCATGCCCAGTGGGCCATCAACCCTGCACTGGCTGTGCAGTTTAAGGATCACCGCAAGGCTGTCATCGATGCTAAGCAGCGCCAGCTTGACGAGATCTACAGGCTGTCCAAAAAAGAAAAACCCCGTGTTTACGGGGCTGAGTTGCTGGATTGATCAAGCCCCGCGAGGGGCTTTTTCATTGCTTCATATTCCTGACAAAGCAAGCAAAGCTGGCAGCAGTGTCCCCAAAGGGCATGACATCAAACTGCTTGGCTACTTCTTCGAGCACCTGATTGCGCTGCGATACAGACACGAACACATCAAAGTGATACGGCTGTCCCTCTATGTCTCTCAGGATTTGCTTGCCAAGGTTACTTTGCTTTTCAACCATGTTGAAGGCTTCGTCCTCTTCTTGTGTCCAATCAGTCATGTGTTCTTCTCCTTGAGTTGATAGTCTTTAAAAACAGTTCCTTTGCTTGCATCACCTTTCCAACATTCACTCACCCAACCGCGCTTTCCTGATTTGTAAGTGCGCCAATGTCCACG